GGTGTAATTTCAGTAATGTATTTATTTGAAACTTGTACGTAACGACCAGGTTTAAAGTTGTCTTTGTCAGATACTTTAGTTGAATCGGGGATGAACACCTTATCTTGTACCAATGATTTCACTTCATACCATTTATTTGATGATGAAGTAAATTCAGATGACGTTGGATTGGCGCCAAAATTTGTACCCTCTTTATGTATCATGGACACAATACCCAATACGTTTTGTTCGGGTAAATAAAGTTTTAAAAATGGTTTTTGGTCTATTTCAGTGATTACTCTCCTGAAAATTCTTGTAACACCATTTACTACAGCTTCTCTTTTTGTAATTGTATATGAAACCAATTTATTATTACCATCAAAATTTGGTATTTTAAGTCTATTTGGTTCACCCTTACTATTGAATGGATTTGAAAAATCAATGTCTTCCAACGTTTCAAAAACTTGTCCACCTCCCGATACTTGTGCCCCCGCCCTCAAAACTCCAAGGTATTCAGTTTTTTCTTTATCACCACTTACAGGTACGTTAATTGAAAAATCACATAATGCAACTGATGGTCTATTACCCGGTATTTTTAAACCGTATGTTTTAGCAATATGAAATAATGATTGTCTTTGTTGTGCAAAATCTAACATTGTTTCCTGCCAAACTCTATCAATGTGGTAATGTAAATTATCGGCAACCGCAGCATTTAAATCTAATAAAACAGAAAAAATGGATGCGTCGTTGGTATTTTTAACCAGCTCAGGATAGTAATCATTTGTTAGGTTAACCAATTCTTGTCTTAACCCAGCAAAATCTCTTGTTGCGTATGATATTTTCTTAGCCATCTTATATGTTTATAATTATAAAATCGGAAGATGAAAACGCACCATTATTCACCGTGTAGTCTATTTTAACTTTTGCAGTGTATGGTTTAGTGGACGCATCAGATACTCTGAATAATCTTTCGTCTTCGTCTTGGGTATATGTTTTTATTTCATCAGGGTCATTTTCCGCTGACATTATGTTGATTGAATTGATATCAAGGTTTGGGATATATTTTCTAACCCCTTCTCTAATTTCTTCCTCTATCGAACTGTAACTAACAACATCATTTTGGTCAAAAATATATTCATACAATCTTGTACCGAAATCGGGTAAAAAGTATCTACTACCTTTTCTCGTCAATAAAAGATGTATCAAGTTCGCACGTACTTCCCTTTCAGGTGTTTCAGTCATTTTAAGGAAATCACCTTTTTGACTATTTCTAAATGGGAAATCTATTCCATATGTTGTCGCCATAACAATAAATATAAACTAATATAAAATGGTAATAAATAAAAATCACGACACAATTTCACAAAAGTGTCGTGAAAAGTGTCGTGATAGTTCAATAGTGACTTGATATTCACCCCCTGTATTGTCAAGTCCTGGATGCTCAAGGTACGCCTTGACGACAGTTTCCTTTGAGGGAGTCACCCATTATTTTAAGACCCACATCCTTCACACTCGAAAGGTGAATCTGTTGGTCTTTGACTAGTCATTACTAATTCGGGTGTTTGTTCACTTATTAGTGAGTTATTAGTTGGGGTTTCGAAAACTACCGCCTGTGTTTGTGGTTGTTCAACCGGTTTATTCGCTGACATATCAACACCTAACCCTTTAATTGGGTCAACCGCCGACCTTGTACGTAAATAATACATACCGGTTTTGAGACCTAATTTCCAACCAAATAAATGTGCCGCCAATAATTTAGGTTTTGTTGCATTATCGATAAACAAATTCAATGATTGTGATTGGTCGATAAAAATACTCCTGTTTGCCGCCATTTGTAAAACACGTTTTTGTGACATCTCCCAAACTGTTTTATAAACTTCTTTCATTTCAGTTGGGATTTCAGGGATATTTTGAACCGAACCATTTTCCATGATTAATTTATTTTTAATCGTATCATTCCAAAGGTTAAGTTTTAATAATTCTCTAACCAAATGTTTGTTGATTACAATAAATTCACCACCCAATGTTCTACGAGAATAAAGGTTTGTTGTAAATGGTTCAAATGCTTCGTTGTTACCTAAAATCTGTGCAGTTGATGCGGTTGGCATTGGTGCAACTAACAATGAGTTTCTAACACCATAGTTAACCACATTTTTTCTTAATTTTTTCCAATCCCATCTACCTGACAAATCTTTATCTGTTTTACCCCACATTTCAAATTGAAAAATTCCCTTTTCAATAGGTGAACCATTAATTGATTCGTATGGTCCAAATTCTTTTGCCAAATCATTTGATGATGTCATTGCTGCAAAATAAATTGTTTCAAAAATGTCTGTTTGTAATTTATCTGCATCTTCAGATTCAAACGGTAAACTTAACATACAGAAAACATCCGCTAAACCTTGAACACCTAAACCAATTGGTCTGTGTTTAAAGTTCGAATTTTTAGTTTCTTCTGTTGGATAGAAATTTAAGTCAATAACATTGTTTAAATTTTTAACAACTTGGTATGTATTTTCATAAAGTAATTCATGATTGAATTCTCCATTTAAAATATATTTTGGTAACGCAATTGATGCCAAATTACACACCGCTTGTTCTGTTGGTGAACTATATTCGATAATTTCAGTACATAAATTTGAAGATTTAATTGTACCTAAGTTCTTTTGGTTTGATTTATAGTTAGCAGCGTCTTTATACAACATATATGGTGTACCCGTTTCGATTTGTGCGGTTAAAATAGCATCCATCAATTTTCTTGCTTTAACTACTTTTCTTGCTCTACCTTCGGATTCATATTGTTCATACAAACGAGTAAATGCTTTGTCTTCGGGTGTGTCATATGCATCTGAGAGACCAGGTGCTTCATCAGGTGAAAATAATGACCAATCACCATCAGACTCCACACGTTGCATAAACAAATCGGGTGTCCACATTGCTAAAAATAAATCACGAGCTCTTAATTCTTCTTTACCATGATTTTTTCTTAAATCGATAAATTCATAAACATCAGCATGCCATGGTTCAAGATAAACAGCAAAAGAACCTTTACGTTTACCTCCTTGATTAATCCAACGAGCAACCTCGTTATATGTTTTCATCATCGGTAATAAACCATCGGATTGTCCACCAGTTCCTTTAATATATGCACCTTTAGCACGAACGTCATGAACATGTAAACCAATACCACCAGCCCATTTAGAAATCTTGGCAACATCTTTAATTGTATCAAATAAACCGTCGATATCATCACCTTTATTTCCAATTAAGAAACAAGAAGACATTTGTGGTCTACGTGTTCCCGCATTAAATAATGTCGGTGTTGCGTGTGTGTAGAAATGTTGTGATAAATCATCGTAAATACGAAGTGCCATTTCAACATCTCCTTTACAAATACCCACAGCAACTCTCATGTACATGTATTGTGGTCTTTCTACGATTCTATCACCAATCTTTAAAAGATAAGAACGTTCTAATGTTTTGAATCCGAAATAATCGAATTCTAAATCACGTTCCATGTGAATCGCACCATCAAGAACTTCTTTATTATCCATAACAAAACGATACACGTCGTCATCAATTAATGAAGATTCTTTACCTGTTTTTGGTTCAACAAATGAATGAAGTTCTTTGATACATTGTGAAAACTTTTTTGGTGTAATTTTATGTAACAAAGAAACTGCCAATCTTCCTGCTAACTTAGCATAGTCAGGATGTGTTGTTGTCATTGATGCGGCAGTTTCTGCCGCTAACACATCTAATTCTGTTGTTGATATACCGTCATATATTCCTTGTGTTACTTTTAAGGTTACATATGTCGGGTCAACATATTCTAAATTTAAATCACTACAAAATACACTAATTCTTCTCGTGATTTTGTCATATCTCATTTCCTCTAAGGAACCGTCTCTTTTTTTTACTTTCATGTCTTATTATAAAATTTTAGAAATCTACTTCACCAAATGCAGAATCTAAATCTTCTACAGCTGTGTTATTTACTCCGGCCTTTTGATATTCGGCCACTCTTTTTTCAAAGAAATTTGTTTTACCTTGTAATGCGATGTTCTGCATAAAATCAAAAGGATTTTCTGAGTTGTATACTTTTGGTACACCTAACGCAACTAACAATCTATCTGTAACAAATTCTAAGTATTGTGCCATCAAATCAGAATTCATTCCAATTAAACGAACCGGTAAGGCTTCAAGAATAAATTCTTTTTCAATTTCTAAAGCTCCACATATGATTTCTTTAATTCTTTCTTTAGATAGTTTATTCTCAATGTGGTTATTATATAGATGACAAGCATAATCACAATGCATACCTTCATCTCTCGAAATTAACTCATTTGAGAATGTTAAACCTGGCATTAATCCTCTTTTCTTTAACCAGAAAATAGAACAGAAAGAACCTGAAAAGAAAATTCCTTCAACCGCCGCAAATGCGATTAATCTCTCAACAAATGTACCATTTTCGATATAGTTTAAAGCCCACTTTGCTTTCTTTTGAATTGCTGGTACAGTTTCAATTGCATTGAATAATTTGTTTTGTTCTTCTTTGTCTTTGATATATGTGTCAATCAACAATGAATAAGTTTCACTGTGAATGTTCTCCATCATGATTTGAAAACCATAAAAGAATTTAGCTTCAGTATATTGAACGGCATTTACAAAATTCATTGCAATGTTTTCGTTTACGATACCATCTGAAGCCGCAAAAAACGCCAATACGTGTTTTACAAAATGTTGTTCATCTGCATTTAATTTATTCTCCCAGTCACTAATATCCTGAGCTAAGTCAATTTCTTCTGCCGTCCAAAAACATGCTTCTTGTTGTTTATATAACTTCCACAAGTCATGGTGTTCGATAGGGAAAAGGACAAAACGTCCCGGATTGTCTTGTAAAATCTTCTCGGTCATAATTTATATTTTTTTTTATCTGTTTACAGTATTGTTTTTTCTTTCTTGAGCTTTACGATATACTTCTTGTGCTCTGTTTGCTCTTTCTTGTACTTTTTGTTCTTCGTGTCCAAGAAGAGTATTTTGGGAATCGGTGTCAATAACAAGATACTCATTATTGAATTTACAATTTTGGAAGATTACACCATCTCTACCAATACGTGACTTAACCAAAGTAAGTGTGGCTAAGTTATGTTCTTTTTGTTCAAGAGTTTTACCAATTGACATGATTACGTGTGCAATTTGAGCCTTTTTAATTGAACCACCCATTTGGTCACCAGTTACAACTTCACTCGAAATTGATTCACGATTACCCTGTGTTGCAGTCCAAATGGCAACATCAAATTCACCTGTCATAGCCTCTAAACTTCTCATGATTGAACCTTCTCCTTTCCATTCTTCACCTAATGCAGCTCTTTCAGGACTAATACAATCAACATAATCGATAACAATTAAATCTGGTTTAAACCCTTCTGAAATTAACTTTCTAATTTTGGATTTAATATCTGATATTGTTACACTATCACTTGGTTGTTTACTAAGTTTTAATACACCGTTTGATGTTTCTTGTACTTCTTTAATTTTAGCTAAAACCTCTTCTTTAAAGTTCGGTTGTTCGTTAGGTGAAATACCGGTCCAAATTGTGTAATGTTTTTTCTTAATCTGTCCTTCATTATCTTCAAAGAAAATTTGAAGAACGTTTAATCCCATATTAAATGCGGTGTTGGAAATTTTAGTAAGGATAGTTGTTTTACCTGTACCGGTTGGTGCTAATACAACCCCCAATTCTCCTTTACCCAAACCTCCATTTAGAAGATTATCAATACCTACAATACCTGTTGGGATTGGGTGTCTATTGTCTTCTTGTAATGCTCCTTCAATATCATGAAATACGTCAACCGTATTATCATTCATGATACCAACTTGTAGTGCCTTTTGAATGATTTGTTCAATCTTACTATAAGATTCAAATTCTCCGTTTTCAATGATATTAGTTACGGATTTTAATTCTCTTTTTAGATTTTGTTGTTTACAGAAATTCAATGCCTTGTCTTTAACAAACTCATCATTTTTCTCTAAACTCTTAATTGATTCTAATGTATCAATGTGTGGTTTGTTGGAATCCTTGTTGCCGGCTTCCGACATTATTTTTTGTGCTAATGTGTCGTAATTTGGTACTTTTTGATACAATTTATGTAGTTCCTTCATGTTTTCCATGATGAATCTAAATGAGTTATTATCGAAGTACTTGCTGTCAAGTACGTCGATAATAGTATCGCCAAATTTTTTGTCTTCTATGATTGCCTTAATAAGTTGTTGTTGGAATGTAAATCCTAAATAACCGAAATTTTTCTCTTCCATATGT